TATTACGTAGTTTATCTTCCCACCCTTCATCTTCTACTATCTTAATAGATTTATCCATTGATTTATCTAAATCAGTAAAATTTCCAATCGTATAAATAGTGGCTTCCGTATAGTCTTTAATAAACTGCAAATTCTGTCTCACGTCATCAATCCCATAATCAAAGAGAATAGTTAGCGGGGCAGTTCGATAAGGTTTCCAGATGGTGCTTTTAAATACTTCCACCTGAGTACGTACTCCAATTACCCGCTTAGTTTCTTTTCCTTCTATGGTTAATTTCTTCCATATTTTCTCAGGCTGATAAGTCCGTAACCGCAAGCTGGAATAGAAGCCTACAGCTTCTCCTCCTGGACTTTTATATTTTGGTTCAAATTGACCCGCTCCGGCATTCTGACGGATTTGATTTGAACATACCATTAAGAAGTTTCGTTGAACAAGGATACGACAAGTCTTTCTAAGCTCCTCACTAAATTCCTTTGCTCGTCGCATCCCCATCTTATCCCCTTCATCGTTATCCATTTCTAAGTCAGTACTCAATGCGGCAAGTGAATCAGCAAATATGCCATGTATTTCATTCTTTGGCTCCGGTTTCCATTTCCTTACTGCGGCAAATACCTGAGGGACGGTATCGGGGGTGGAATAATCCATTTCGTTTACGTCAAGGTCAAACTGCCGGGCGAACTGTTTATTTAACCGGGCTTCCGGATCATTGAACATAACCTGTCCGCCGTGACGCTGCATTGCTCCTGCCAGTTCACATAGTAAAACAGTCTTACCACTTCCACTTGGTCCAAATATTTCAATTAATATTCCTCCGGGCATTCCTCCTCCCCGTACTCGTCCTCCTGTAATTGCTAAATCTAATAAAGTAGATCCGGTACTGATCATCTGGGAAATAGTACCATCATACTCTTCTTTTTTCTTTATTGGCTTATTAGATCTGGCTATCATTTGAGTGCTAAGACTTGCTGATGTTTTAGTTCTTTTCATTGGGTAAGCCCTTCTAAGACTTGTTTGATATAGCCTTCTTCTAATCCTTTGCGCTTCAATTTAATGGCTAAATCTTCCTTATACATAATAAATCGGTTAGGATCTACTAAATGATATAACCGTTTTTTATCCGCCCATTCTCGTTGATATATTATGACGAGTGAAGTAATTAAGTCTTGGATTGGGGAAGAATTCCGTTTTTCTATTACCCATCTTTCTATCTCATCACGGATAACTTTGGATTTGGATTTGGATTTACTCAAAGCATACAGAGATAAAAAGGAGTTAATTTGTCGGGATAACCATACCCCGACAAACTTACTTTCCGATGTAGAAATTTCGTTAGTCATACTCAGCTTTTTGCTTCAATACATTCGTTCCAGGAATCACACTCATCACACTCATCTTTTTCCTCACAGTCCGTTCCAAACTTATACCCGTGTGGACATTTGTTTTTTTCGTCTGTTTTTGATTTAGCTTTACGCGTGGTTACCGGAGCTTCCTCTTCCTCTTCCGGTCCTGTTCCGGCCGACTTCTTTCTACGTTTGGGAGGACTCTTTACTTCTGGTTCTTCATTTTCTTCCTCTTCCTCTTCCTCTTTCTCTTCCTCTTCCTCTTCCTCTTCCTCAGATTCTGGTTCTTCCTTTTTAACGGTTTTCCTTTTCCTTCTGGTTGGTTTTTCATCCTCTTCCTCTTCATTATCCGTATCTTCCGGATCTTCATTATCCTCCATTTCAAAGAATTTAGCACTTAATTCCTTATAAGAAAAGATGCTAAACACCTCGTCCAAGCTGGGTACATCCTCTAATATCTCTTCCGTATATTGCTCATCACGTTCTTCAAAGTCAATTCGGCTAGCTTCTGCAAATGCCTGACTTTTACCGATTGTTTTAGAATCAAACCGGATTTTCAACGTTAATCCCTCTTCCAGATCCGGAAATACTTCATAGTCTTCATCCTCTTCCAATTCATCATTCAACAGATCCTGGAATAACCACCAACTCATGTCCCAGATATGCGGTTCTACTTCGTGCTTCTTTGAATTCAATGGAACTACTGCATATAATACCCGCATGGATTGTTTCATAGCATCTGTTTCTTCCTTATCAGCCCTTTCCCGGATACGCTTGGCTCGGTATTCACAGATAGGACATTTCTTACCAAAGGAAGTCAGACATATTACTGCATCGTTATCTACACCTACGTTACGGTGGATTTTAAATGGCCGTTTATACCATAGGGAGTTAGGCATAGCAATTTCCAACTCTTCGTTCCTATCCGGATGTCGTTCGTCGGTTACGATATAAGGTAGAAAATCTAATAGTACGTTTTTACTTCCCGGTTCCGGGCTGTAAATGTTTACACCTTTCGGCAGGTTAAGGTATCCGTATGATGCCCCTGCAGTCTTTTGGCGTTTAGCATCAGAACCTACTTTACCTCTAAAATTACTCTTTCTCTTTTTGCTCATCTTTTTCAAATTTATTGTTTAAAAATCTATTAAGACCATGTAACCAAGCAAATATTTGGACTCTGCTTAGTACGTATGTTATGATTATGGCGGATATGATTACTCCGGCTACTGCTAAAATATCTTTGAATGTTATCATGCTTTCCTCCTTTGTAGTTTCTTACCTACTCCGGCATCCACGTTCTTTTGCCGTTCATGTAGTTCCCATTCCTTTGATAAATCCCGTGGTACAGATGGACCGGCGAAGTATCGTTGTCCGTGTAGTTTAACTAAGTTTTCCAGAGCTGTCTTTTTTCCTTCTAATGCTCTGACTGCTCCTTGAGCCATATTATTTTCATACTGAGCCAGTAGATACTCCTCATTTATTTCCGTATAGGCTTTCTGAGTGATGATCGTACTGGAAACAACCGACTCGGTAAGTTTAACAATACCAAACTTCTCCGGATCTAATCGGATTTTCATATCTAATTCGGCTCTTAGAATATCTAGTTTTTCTTTTACTCGTTCTACCTCCAGCCGGGTATTAGAAGCTAATTTGGCATACTGAAGCATTAGTTTCGGTTGGTCTATCCATTCGACATCTAAGCTGTTAGGATCAATTGTCATGTCTTGTTCGTAGTTCATAATAATTTAATTTTTGATTATTGAGTAACAAGCATATACTAACATCGGGAAACCCGAATTATAAAACGGCTCGATAAATTCCTCCAGTACTAATCCTGCCCGTGGATTATCATCCTTCAACAATACCGCCTGGGCATACCCTAATACATTCCTGCGAATACTCTCCGGCTCCTGATCTTTCAGTCCATTAAGGATCTCCCGAACTTCCTTCCATCCGGTACCATCTTTTATCAAAGCTCTGCATAGGGCAATAGACTCAGAAAACTCCTCTGCACTTTTATGAGCTATCTCTAATCGTTTATCAATATCTACTCTTAATACCTGATCAAGTATTTGTAGGGCATTCCGTGGATGCCCCAGACTGTCTTGCATTATCTGATCATATACTTCCTGCGGCAGTTCCTCCCCTTCCTCCTTTACTACGGTTTTCAGCAGGCGGAACATCTGACGATCATCCAGCGGTTTTACCGCAAATTGACTGCACCGCCCCTGAATAGTCTTTAGAAGTTTATGTTCTTCTGTTGTGCAAAGAACAAAATAAACATGTTTCGGAGTATCTTCCAGGATTTTTAATAAGGAATTCTGAGCATCATTGGTTAATTTATGACACTCATCTATAAGCCATACCCGGCAAGAACCTTCTATTGGTCGGAATTGGGCCTGCTTGATTATTTCCCGGATGGTATCTATTCCCCGCATATCTGCTGTATTTACTTCCCTAAAATCAGATCCTTTGCAACCTAGCCGTTCTGCTATGATTCTGCCGATCGTGGTTTTTCCGCAGCCTGTGGGACCATGAATGAGAAACGAGTGGGGGCAGGTATCTTTATTACTTAGCATACTATCCAAGGCTGAAGCAATCCCGGCATTTCCCCGGAGTTCATCTAGGGTCTTAGGTCGATATTTTAGGTAAAGGCTCATTTGCTTTATATTTATATTATACGTAAAATTTATTTAATAGCTCGTTTCCAAATAAAACCTCCTGTCGTTTTTAGTCTTCCTGATACACATGATGATATATTATTAGGGTTTATTCCAGTTTGTCGACCGGCTTCACTTTGACTTGGATATGCTATAATATAAGTCCCATTTAAATCGTATTGTTTAACTGGTTTACACCGTTTCATATTCGCTATTCTGCTGCTTTCTCTTAATTTTTGACGAGTTTCTTCAGAAACGATTCTTTTCCTTCCATACATAGGATTATTTTTACCTTTTCTTTTTCCTTTTAAAGCTTCTCTCATTTTTCTTTTTGATTCCTCTGTATGATGTTTTCCAGACATTGGATTTTCTCCTTTTGCACTCCTTATTTTCATGGCATCACTACGACTTTTTCTCTGTTTAGGATCTGCAAATTGTTTAATAGCGGCTTCTCTTAGATTTTGTCTTCTATCAGGATCTTTCATTAATAATATAGCGACCTCCCGTGATTTTTGTTTAGATTCTTTAGAATGTTTAGTACCAAGGACAGACTTAGCATTAGAACATAAATTAAATTCAGGATTTAAAGTATTAATATAATATTGTTCCCTTTCAATTAATTTTTCTTTTGTACAAAATTCAATTATAGAAAATCGTAAATCTTTTAATCCATATTTATTGATATGTCTTTGCATATAACGATTTCCATGATCTTTCTTTTTTAAGGAAGATAAATGCTCATGCATTCTTCTCTTTAGATTAACTGAACTACCAATATAAATTTTACTATTTACAGTCGATTGTATTTTATAAATACCAGAAGATGATGTTAACTTTGTTCTTCTCATTATTCCATTTTAAACGCTTCTTTTTCTGCCCAACTTTTATCTACTGGGTAGACATCTGATTCAATTTGTAAAGGAACGATAATCCAGGGCCAGGCTTTAGGTAAATCTATACAGGTTATTTGCTTAATTACTTTCATTACATGACTCAGTTCTCCCGGATTAGTATCTAATATGATAGAATCATGGATCTGCCCAATGATTTTCGTATCCCACTTTTCTTCCCTCATTATTTGGTCTATTTCAATTAAAGCCCATAATAGACAGTGGAACGCTGCTCCCTGTATTGGGGTATTAATAACTTCATTCCGGGACATCACTCCACTACATCTAAATCCTGTTAAGAGATCTACATATCCATATTTTTTGTACGTCTCCCACCAACGATCTTTCCACTCGGCATACGCTTGGAAACGGTTAGACCAAAAATCCTCTTCCACCCCTTTTATATGATTGGTAAATTTCTCAAAGGATGTTATACCCTGAGCGATCAGATGATCCGATAGATACCCCTCTGGTATTTTAATTCCCTGCCCTGCCTTCCATTTTCCTTGAGGTAATTGTCCCCACTTGGTAGCCAGTCCTGCTGCACAGTTCTTATAATAATCTCCGTAGAACTCGGGGAATACAAATCCATTCTTTGCGGCATCCCGTAAGGTTTCATGCCCTATTTTATCAAAGTTTTCTATCAAGAATATCTGTTCCGCTATATCGGCATGCATATCGGCCCCGGCGTTATTGATATATCTCATCATGGTAGGGTCCTTGTGATAACAGGTTGCTATCCTCACTTCTAAGCCACTATAATCTACTTCCAGTAGTTGGTGCCCTGGGCGGGGATATAACGCCTTACGCACGGTCTGCATAGCCTCTTTGTCCCTCTTAGGTATGTTCTGGAAGTTAGGCCTATCTGAACTACTTCGATAAGTACGTACTAAGTGTAGATTGAACGATGGGTGAACATATCCGTTTACTTGCTCACGGATAAAGGCATCCAGGTAAGTATCCCGAATCTTTTTCAACTTTCTTATTTCTAATAGAGCATCTAATTCCGGGATATTTAGTTGAGTTAAGGCTTCTTCATC